AATCAATGCGCTACTGTCACAGCTTAGCTACAAATGTGGATTTAGCAGTGGTTATTTTGTGTTTAACGAGAAAACTGGAATGGTGACGGCTACGCAGGTGGAAGCGGACGACCGCCGGACAATTCAGTTTATTAAGGACGTTCGGGATAAGCTGGAGGATTGTCTGAATGGCGTAATCTATGCACTCAATGTTTTTGCCGACCTGTACGATCTAACTCCGGTGGGCGTTTATGAAACAACATACGACTTCGGAGACATAACCTACAACAGAGAAGAAGACCGTGCAAGATGGTGGCAGTATGTTGTACAGGGAAAGGTTCCAGCATGGCTGTTTTTCGTAAAATTTGAAGGAATGACCGAGGAAGATGCGAAAGCAATGGTCAAAGAAGCTCAGCCAGACGAACCAACACTATTCGGAGAGGAGTAAAAAGATGGCTGATACATTCAAGGGAATAATCACAGCAGATGGAAAGAAGAGACAGTTGCCTTATAGAAATGTTATCGAAACGCCCGTGTCTGATGAAACATTGTCCATACAGGGAGCATTTGCCGACTCCAAAGCAGTAGGGGATAAATTTAAAGAAGTAAAGACAGAAACTGATTCACTAAAGAAAGATTTATCCAATAAAATCACTAAATTCTACGCATCAAATCAGGGAGAAACTCACATCACCGATTCTGATAATGGAAAAATTCAAGATATGATAATCTACGGCAAATCATCACAGGATGGAGTGCCAACGCCAGAGAATCCAGTTGAGATTAAAAGCGTGGCGAATCCGACAGTGAAGGTGTGCGGGAAGAATTTAATAGACACAGGCGAGATTAAGGCGTTTAAAAATGTAACGATATCTAACGGAACCGTTAAGCAAGCAACCGCGGACGAAAGGACTGAGTTACGATGGAAAGCTGTACAGTATGATCTAAAAGATAACATACTTGGGATAAACAGTAGTAACGTATTACAGAGCGGGACGCGTTTTGGAGTTGTATTTACAGCTAAGGAAAAAGTAAAACGAATTGTATTTGGTCTAAACGGATCAAAAATAGACACGACTGTTGCGATATCTGTCGATTTAAAAGTTGGAGCAAAGTATATCATTTCATGTAATTTATTAAATTCAACGCAAGGATCAATCGAATGGAATGACATGATGTTGGAAGAAGGCACCACGATTGCAGCCTACGAACCCTACCACGAACAGACCGTCACTCTCCCTTACACCCTCAACGCAATCCCTGTAAACTCAGGCGGTAACGTCACAATTGATGGCCAGCAGTATATTGCAGATTATGTGGATGTGGAACGTGGGAAATTGGTGAGGATGTGCAAAGAAGTAAACGCATTGGATTATGAATGGACTGATAGATACAAGGGATATGTGAGTATTGATTATGGTATCTTACCAGACTGCGTACATTCTGATAATGTTACTTTTGCAAAATCTACACATGACTATTACACTTCTTTTCAAGACAAGTGGAGTGATAAGAATACAGTAATATTTTTGGTGTCTGGCCAAAATAGGGGTGTAAGAATCGCTTATAATTCACAGATACAAAGCAACTATTCAAATTTAGCCGAATTTAAAGAGTGGTTGAAGTCTCAAGCTGATAATGGAACTCCTTTAAAATTTGTTTATGCACTTGTTACACCCGAAGAAATAGACCTCACCGAGGAAGAAATCAAAGCATTCAAAGCACTTGTAACATATTATCCAACAACAAATATATCTATTAATTCAGAGCAGCTTGACGGATATACAGTATTCAACTATCCAATTTCGATGAAAAACGGATGGGATTATGTTAAGAAACAGCTCAACGACAATCGTGATTACATCTATAATATGGACACAAAGACACAGGACATCGACACACAATCAGCAGAAGCCTATGTCAACAGCGAATACGCAGTAGCATTAACAGAATTGGAGGTATGATTATGTTATACAGAACATTATTAAAACTTAAAGAAAGAAACGGTCTGACAGATGATTTAAAGAATAAAATTGATATTTTCTTCGCAACGGGCAGGATTACAGAGGAACAGTACAATGAGCTGATGGATATTAATAAGGAAGAAGAACCGAAAGCGGAAAAACTAATTAACTAAAGAGGGCTTTAGTTAATCATAAAAAACTAAAATATGTACCACGACTTTTGACGAAAGAGGTGATATACTATGCTTAGCCCAGAATATTTACGCCGGATAACAGAGGGCAGCGAACAAATTGCCGAAGAACTGCATCAATATATCATCTCTGAGATCGTGTCGAGAATGATGGCAAGAATCGGCAGGGGTGAGGATTATATTCTGACCAATGCCGATGCGTGGAGAATCAGAACACTACAGGAATCCGGTGAGCTACTAGAGGACATTCTGGCAGAATTATCCAAATACACCAAACGTGAACAGCAGGAACTCCTTGAAGCGTTTGAAGATGCCGGAATCACTGCTCTCGATTATGATGATAAGATATACAAGGCGGCAGGATTAAGTCCGGTACCGCTCGAACAGTCGCCAGCTATGATAAGACTCATGGAGCGAAATATGCTTGCGACTATGGGAGAGTGGAAGAACTTCACAAGAACGACTGCAAGTGCCGCTCAAAGGCTCTATATTGAGCAGTGCGACCTTGCATACAACCATGTAATGACTGGGGCGGTTGGGTATACGCAAGCCATCAAAGAGGCAGTTAATAACGTTGTGAGTGATGGTGTTACGGTCACATATCCATCTGGCAGAAAAGACACGATTGAAACAGCAGTCGCACGTTCTGTTAGAACTGGTGTGGCTCAGGCTACTGGAGATATATCCCTCAAACGCATGGAAGAGATGGGCTGGGATTTAGTTCTGGTCAGTGCTCACATGGGAGCCAGAACAGGTGACGGTGGTGAGAACCCGGGAAATCACGCATGGTGGCAAGGAAAGATATACTCTCGTTCTGGCAAGAGCAAGAAATTTCCGCCGTTCTCATTGACCGGATACGGAACAGCAAGCGGACTGTCAGGAGTTAACTGTCGGCATAGCTTTGGGGCAAGTGACGGGGAATTTAATCCTTATGCAGAATTATCAGCACAGGATAAAGCCGACAAAGGTAAACAGTACGAAAAGGAACAGCGGCAACGTACTTACGAGCGAAGAATCCGAAAGGCAAAGAGAGAAGTCCTTGGAATGCAAACGGCGGTTGACAACTGCAAGGACGAACAGGCAAAATTCGCATTACAGCAAGACCTTGACAGGAAGTCTTATCTTTTGCAGAAACAAAATGCTGCATACAAAGAGTACTGCAAGCAGAATGGCCTGAGAGAATTGCAAGACCGGCTTATGATCGCCAAGTGGAACCGCCAGAATGCCGCAAAAGTCAGAGGAGCGGCAAAACGATATAAGACAGCAAAGGGGATTGACTGATGGATAGATGGGAATATTACAATCCGAATCCTACGGGCGATCGAGTCGGAGATTGTACTGTCCGGGCAATATGCAAAGCAACCGGATTTGATTGGGAAACGGTATTTACCGGACTGATGGTGCAGGCGTGCGCGCTGTCAGATATGCCAAGTGCAAATTATGTCTGGGGTGCGTATCTTTATAAGCATGGATACAGGCGTAAACTGATAGAACAGTCAGAACGATATATCTATACAGTCAATGATTTTTGCACAGACCATCCGACAGGTACATACATTCTCTGCATAGATGGTCATGTGGTGACGGTACAGAACGGCAAATATTACGATACATGGGATAGTGGTAATGAGATCCCGGTATACTACTGGGAAAAGGAGAGCAAATGAGCATATCAGAATTTGTACAAGTATTCCTCTCGATCTGCGGAGGAGTGTCTATTGTCGGAGGAGCGGTGGCTGTAATTCTTAAGTGGATTACTCCGGCGTTTCGACTTAACAAGCGAGTTGAGACACTGGAAGAACACGACAAACGAGATTACGAGAGTCTTCAGAGGATTGCGGAACGAGATTCATTGATTCTGGAAGTGTTATCAACCATGTTGGATAGTCAGATTAGTGGGAATAATGTAGAAGAATTAAAAAAAACAAAACAGAAGCTTACAAATTATCTTGCACAGAATCAGCGTTAATTGCATTAATAAGAGGTATGCTCATGAAATTATATGTGTTCACGAAAAAAGATATAGACAGGTTCTTGATAGAGTGTAATTTCACACCGGACGAAGAAAGACTGTTCCGGCTGAGATGTCAGGAACACACGCTTGAATACTGTGCTGAACAGATGAATGTGAGTATATCCACAGCGAAACGGTTAAGTCGGAGGGTAAACAATAAAATAATTAAAGTATGCTAAAAAGTAAGGAGAGGATATTTCTACCCTCTCCCATTTTTTAACAAAAATCTTCTTTTACAACCCTTTCAAGTAGTTTTATCAAATATTCTGGCGGAGTTCTTCTTTCTGCCTCCCAGTCTTCTATGGTTCTCTTGGGTATCTCGTACTTATCAGAAAAAACCTTCTGACTCAATCCGGTAAGTGATCTTAATTCTTTTATTGTCATCATACTCTCCTTAGTCTAAAACTTTTAAATACTGTCTGCGACCGTTCATGTTGTTATCCAGAGCATAAAAACAAGGATTTTTATTACCCGAAAGGACTTCATTTATTTCATAGTTCCATCCCCAGGGAGCCGTTACCATTAAATTCCCCATGGCGTTTTCGAACGTTTCCCAGCCTTCTGGAATTTCTACTGTCATTTCATCCCAACACGTTGCTGCACTGTGCGGTGCTCCGTATGTATATACGTTCCTTTTTTCGGCAGATAAAACACCATAATTGCAATAAATTTTAATTTTCATGTTGTATTCCTCCTTTTTATAAAACGCGATATCTCACGATATCTTCAACTTTCGCAGGACTTCCATACCAGTATTTTTCATCTGGATTCCATTTAAGCCCAAATTCTTTTAAAGTCTTTCTGCAATAAAAAGTATTTCCAGAAACGACTCCATCACCAAGATTAAAAAGAACTTCACATCCGTCAAGGCAAGCGTTGAAATATTTGCCAAGTTTTGCAAGCTTGAGATCTTCTTTGGCTTTTTCCCATGCTCTTTTAAGAGCTACGGAAATTGTGCATTTACACTGTCTTACGATTCCCCATGCGTTTTTCATGATTTCTGACTTGTTATACTTCATAGTGCCTACCTCCTAAATGTTTTTATTTCCTCTTTCTGATATTATAATACCACGCAATGCGTGATAAGTCAATACTTTTTTGACACTTTCTTGAACTTTTTAGATTGATATATCTATGTAAAAATATAATCAGAAAGGCGGTGTATAAGATGGCATTATATAACAATCCTTATCAATATAGTTTTGGCGTTCCTGGGCAGATGAACCAGTTCCAGCAACAGCCTGTCCAGATTCCAACTCAACCAGTACAGCAACCACAGCAGAATAATAGCGGTATCCTGTGGGTATCCGGCGAAGTTGGTGCAAAATCCTATCTGGTAGCACCTGGGACAAGCGTTTTACTGATGGACAGTGAAAGTGAAAAGTTCTACATAAAATCCACAGACGTATCCGGCATGCCGCAGCCACTGCGAACGTTTGAATACCACGAGGTAGGCTCTCAGATGCCGCCTAAGCAGACTGTTCAGAACATGGACAGTAAATACGTCACCAGACAGGAATACGACGATTTAAAGGGCAAATACGAAGCTATCATAAACCGATTAAATTCATTTTCTGAACCTGTTAGGGCTAATACCGTGCAGAAGTCAGCAATCAAGGGAGGAAATGCAGATGAGTAATCCATTATTTAACGCACTTGGCGGTGGGATGCCGCAGGGAAATGGGCCAATGCAGATGATACAGCAGTTTATGCAGTTTAAGCAGAATTTTAAAGGAGATCCGAAAGCAGAAGTTGAGAAAATGCTACAGTCTGGAAGGATTTCACAGCAACAGCTTAATCAGGTTCAACAGATGGCAGGGCAGTTCCAACACATGCTGAAAGGAATGAAATAGTACATTACAATCTGGCCAGATTGATGTAAATATACAAAAAGGAGATTATAACTATGGATGGAAATTATAGCTTAGCAGATATTGCCGCTGCTACTGGAAACGGTAGAAATAATGACGGCATGTTTGGTGGAGATGGCAGCTGGTGGATTATTGTTTTATTCATTTTTGCTTTCTTCGGATGGGGAAACAACGGCTGGGGCAATAATGGCAACGGCGGCGGATATACAGCCACGGCAGCTACTCAGGCGGATATTCAGAGAGGATTCGACAATTCCGCAGTAATCAGCAAACTTGACGGAATCAACAACGGTCTCTGTGATGGATTCTATGCAGTGAACAACGGTATGCTTACCGGACTCAATGGAATCAACACAAACATCATGCAGACTGGCTTCGGAATTCAGCAGGCAATCAATGCTGATACTGTAGCGAATATGCAGAACGCCAACGCACTCCAGGCTCAGCTTGCGAACTGCTGTTGCGAAACCAGGGAAGCTATTCAAGGCGTGAACTACAACATGGCGCAGAACACCTGTGCATTACAGAACACCATGAACAACAACACAAGAGACATTATTGACAGCCAGAACGCTGGAACAAGAGCCATTCTTGATTATCTTTGCAATGAAAAGATTTCTAACTTGCAGGCTGAAAACAATGATCTCAGACGCGCTGCTTCTCAGGATCGCCAGAGTGCGCTTCTCACAACTGCAATGGCTTCTCAGACACAGCAGCTCATTAATGCAATCAATCCAGCACCGATTCCGGCATATCAGGTTCCTAACCCGAACACATATTACGGATGCGGATGCAACACCGGATGTAATTGTTAACAACTTCATATCGAGAGTATCTTTCGATTGATTCGGATGTCGGCTTATGCCGTATTACACAGAGGGGCAGGCTGAGACCTGTCCTTTTGTGATATGAAAGGAGTATTTTTATGGCAGAATTTACAAATGTAGCTGCTCAGACTGTAGCAGCAAATGGAAACGTAGTATTTTCAAACACAGCAGTCAAAGGTTCTAACTGCATTCATCACAGGGAAGGAAGCGGGATTATTACGCTGAGAGGGTTTACTAACCAGTGCAAGGCTAGATTTTTCGTGGACTTCTCTGGTAATATCGCAATTCCAACAGGCGGTACTGTCGGAGCTATTTCTCTGGCTATTGCAATCTCTGGTGAACCTGTATTATCTTCACAGATGATTTCCACACCGGCAGCAGTAGATCAGTACAACAATGTGTCCTCTGGTATCTATATTGATGTACCTCGCGGATGTTGCGTTAATATCGCAGTAGAGAACACAAGCGATCAAGCTATTTCTGTTGCGAACGCAAACATTGTTGTGACCAGAGAAGCATAGGAGGTGTGATTATGAGAGACATTAAAGACTTATGTGCAAGAATCGAAGATGAACTTTCCAAAATTGCTGACAGTGGGCTGACCACTGGAAATCTGGAAATGACATATAAGTTGATTGATATGTACAAAGATATCAAGAATACACAGTACTGGGACAAAAAAGTGGAGTATTACAACACTGTCCTTGATGAGATGCGTGGCGGATACAATGACGATTACAGCGAGCGCGGAAGAAAACGTGACAGCATGGGGAGATACAGCGCAAATGATGGCAGAATGATGCCGGATTACGACAGGGGCAATTCTTATGCCAGACGTGGTGAACATTATGTCAGAGGGCATTACAGTCGTTCTGATGGGCGAGATGCTTACGATGACTATATGACGCAGAAGCAAAGCTATCGTTCCGGCAAGTCTGAGGACTGTAAGAGGAAGATGCTTGCCGCATTGGAAGAACACCTTGACGAGCTTACTACAGAAATGAGCGATATGTCCAAGGATGCAGAGTGTAGGGAAGAACGTGATCTTGTCAAGAGATACGTGGAAAAACTTCGGGATATGCTCTAATTTGATGAAACATGTACCACAACTTTTTGAAGGTTCTGTGATACAATATATTCGTAGGGAAGATTTGTAAGCAGAAATGCTTGACATAGACATTTTTATTGCTTTCCTCCTTTCTTTAAGCAGATGCGTGTCCTTAATAGAAACAGGTTCGGGGTGGAATCTGGAGGTTGAAAAGCGGATGCAATTTCCGACACGTATCATTGCCGCTAGTGCATGGCGGCATACCTCCTTGTGAGCATATAACTGAACAGTGAAATCCAACCCGTGCAGAGGTGTGCGGCCGTATAGGCGGTGTTGACGTAGCCCGAAACGTCTCGTGTTTAGGCATAGCACGATAAATACCTTGCTAACCCGGGAATCCGGGTTATGTGGAATGTACGCTAGTGGAAAACTGACAGGGTCGCGCTCTGGTCTCCGGTTCGATTCCGGGCATTCCGCTTTGATTTGGTTAGAATTACGCTGTCTGTATACAGATGGTCTATGATTCGACTGAATTTATCTCATGAGAAAAGGTTATTGCTTATCCTGCTGTCTGGTGTCCGGATCAAAAAGCATAATGAAATGTAGCTCAGTGGTAGAGCAACATCCGCATAGGGTGCGTGTCGGCGGTTCGATTCCGCCTATTTCATTACCCTGCCAGTGGTCTAACTGGCTTAATCCACTTACCTGCGGCGGCAGGTCAATAAACACGACCAGGAGGATATATATGCAGAAACTTATTGACACATTAAAATCATTTGGAATTGAGATCCCGGAGGACAAGCAGGCAGATGTAAAAAAATCACTCTCTGAGCATTATAAGAATGCAAAAGAAGTTGCGAAGACTCTGTCAAAAGTCGAGGGAGAACGTGATGACTGGAAAGAACGCGCTGAGACAGCAGAGGAAACCTTAAAAGGCTTTGACGGTATCGACCCGGCAAATGTTAAGACCGAGTTAGAGACCTGGAAACAGAAAGCGGCAGATGCAGAGAAAGAATTCAATGCGAAAATCTATGACCGTGATTTCTCAGATGCTCTGAAAGCAGCACTCGATGATGTTAAATTTTCAAGCGAAGCGGCAAAGAAATCAGTCATGGCAGACATCAAAGAAGCAGGTCTTAAGCTGAAAGACGGCAAAATCCTTGGGCTGAACGATCTGATTGAGCAGATGAAACAGTCTGACGCATCCGCTTTCGTGGATGAATCTCAGCAGCAAGCTCAGCAGAATCAGGCAAGATTTACCACTCATGTTGGACAGCAGCAGACACCGGGAAGCATGACAAAGAAGGAAATCGAAGCGATCAAAGACCCATCTGAGAGACAGGCTGCGATTGCTCAGAATATCCAGCTATTCCAGTGATTTTTACACCGACTATACACCAGAGTATAGCCGCTAACCCAATACCTTAACAATTATGGGTAGAAAGGATTTTTTTATGCCAGCAAAAACAAATCTTATTATGACTAATGATATTCAGGTCACAGCACGTGAGATTGATTTTGTTACCAGATTCGAAAGAAACTGGCAGCACTTACGTGATATTCTTGGTATCATGAGACCTATCAAAAAACAGCCGGGTGCTGTACTCAAGTCCAAGTACGCAGAGGGTACTTTACAGAGCGGACTTGTCGGTGAGGGCGAGGAAATCCCTTACAGCAAATTCGTTGTAAAAGAAAAGAAATATGCGGAAATGACTATCGAGAAGTACGCAAAGGCTGTATCTATCGAAGCAATCAAGGATCACGGCTATGAGAACGCCGTTCAGATGACTGATGATGAATTCCTTTTCCAGCTTCAGACTGATGTTACCGGCAGATTCTATGATTATCTGAAAACCGGTACACTTACTTCCACAGAAACAACATTCCAGATGGCTTTGGCAATGGCCAAAGGCCGTGTAGAAAACAAATTCAAACAGATGCACAGAAATGTGACTGGTGTTGTTGGATTCGTGAACATTCTGGACGTATATGAATATCTCGGAGCGGCTGAGATTACTATTCAGAACCAGTTCGGCTTCCAGTACATGAAGGATTTCATGGGATTCAAAACTATCTTTCTGTTATCTGACAGCGAGATTCCAAGAGGGCAGGTTATTGCAACTCCTGTTGAGAACATCGTACTTTACTATGTTGACCCGAATGAATCTGACTTTGCAAGAGCTGGTCTGGTGTATACCGTATCTGGCGAGACAAACCTGATCGGATTCCATACACAGGGTAACTACCACACAGCAGTGTCCGAAGCGTTCGCAGTTATGGGACTTACTCTTTTTGCGGAGTACATTGATGCAATCGCAGTAATTACCATTGATGAAACACCGACCCTCGGTACCCTGACAGTAACATCTGCAGCTGGAACAGCAACTGGTGATACGAAAATCACTGTAAATCCGGCTAAGGAAAATGCTAACAACGTATATAAATACAAAGTTGCAACAGACGCAGTAACTGTTGGATATGGACAGAACCTCAGAAACTGGACTTCTTGGGACGGAAAAGCTGACGTTAAGGCAACAACCGGACAGAAGATCACAGTGGTTGAATGTGATGGAACATACAAAGCACTGAATGCCGGAAGCGCAAGCGTAACAGCAAAATGATGATCGATTAGGAGGTAACTGGCATGGCGTATGCAGATTATAAATTCTATACAGAATCATTCGGCAATGTCGTGCCAGAAGCCGACTTTCCACGACTGGCAGAAAGAGCCAGTGATTTCGTGGACACAATGACATTTGACAGACTGGTGGACGGACTGCCAGCTGATAAGCGTTCACAGAAACGTATTAAAAAGGCGGTCTGTTCACTGACTGAATTAATGTATCAGATTGAGCTTGCTGAGAAGAATGCTACCAATGCCGCTGTGAGCGGTACGTCAACCGCAATCGGGTCCGGTGGTAGCACGACAGGCATTGTAACATCTGTATCATCTGGCAGTGAATCCATCTCTTATGCAACGCCACAGCAGAAAGCATCAGGTGCAAAGGAATGGAGTGCAGTGTATGCCGCCGCCGGAGATGTACAGAAAACGAACGACTTACTCTTAAAGACAGCTTTACCGCTTCTGATGGGAGTAAGGACGGATGATGGAATACCAATTCTTTATGCAGGGGTATGAGTATGAAAGAATTTTTAAGAAAAATACTTTGCAAACATAAGAACAGCGAAGTGATCTGCTGGCACTGGACGCACGGACCAAATGGCAATGATATAAGATTTTTAGAAATCCAAAGAAAATGTACGGAATGTGGGAAATATTTCTTTACGCATATAAAAGGTTGGGATGAATGTAACAGATTTGTTAGCCATTACCCAGAAAAGGAATGGTCTGACAAATGCAAACCCGTTTTATAAAGGAGTGTGATTATATGGACATTTCAACATTAGGCTCATGTATAGCAATCGTTATGATTTGCTACATCGTAGGAATGGGCTGCAAAGCATCAAAAAGAATCTCTGATGAATGGATTCCGGTAATCATGGCTGTTATTGGTGGAATTCTCGGAGCGGTCGGAATGGGAGTTATCCCGGATTTCCCGGCATCGGACTATATAACGGCAGTTGCGGTCGGTATGTTTAACGGATTGTCGGCCACTGGCGTGAATCAGATTATTAAGCAGACAGTGCAGAAAGAATAATTAAGGAGATGGTATCATGTACGAAAAAACTTTGACGATTTTCAATTATTATGAGAGTCCGACAACTGGAGATGCGTACTGGTATCCTCATGTTTTATGCAGCGTTGACCTCATTACCGACAAAGGAGCAATCCTTAAAAAGTACGGACCAGACGCAACTGACAACGCACAGTTGCACGTACGCTATACCGTCCAGAACGGCGATATAACCATTGCTGACAAGAATGGTAAAATTCTCCCATATGTACCGCCTAAAGAGTGGAAAAGGCAGATCAACAATGCCCTGGAAGACACTATCACATTCTCAGATGAATCGTTCTTCTGGGAGGGTAAGTGGGCTGGCGGAACGATAATTGACAGTGATTATCGGAATGGATTCTATCAATACATGAATGAGAATAAGGATAACGTGTTCAAGATTACCAGTGTAGGCGGTCCATATACACTGATTCCGCACTTTGAAATTCTAGGTAAGTAATATGAGTAAGATTCATCATTTCAAAGGATTCTCCGTAGTTGATGGAGATATGAAAATTAAACTGAATATGGACAGATTCTCCAGACAGTATCAAGAAGCTCAGTATCTCCTTGATGGAATGGTCATGGACAGCATGGTGCCATTTATGCCAATGATTTCAGGAGATTTTATCGATAAGACAAGGGCAAGAAGCTCCTCTATGCAAGGCACAGGCTTTGTTTGTGCGGCGGCAGAACCTTATGGCAGATTTCTTTATATGGGAAAAACGATGGTGGACGAGCTGACTGGAAGCCCTTACGCTCGGCAGTATGCGAAGAAAGTCCTTGTTAGTCAGTTCTCCGGACAGACAGCAGCTAAGGAAAATCTTGAATACACCAAACAAGCGCACCCACGGGCACAAGCCCATTGGTTTGATGCCGCTAAACGACAATACGGAAGCACATGGATTCGTAAAGTAAAAGCACAGGCAGGAGGTGGCAGACATGGCAGATAAACCTATCGGAGTAGATGCAACCGGATATGACATTCTGACAGACGCCATGAAAGCACTTCTAAACCAGTATCCGGGACTACACGACAATGAAATAATCAAATTCGAGGAACTTGGCAAAGAATCGGGAATTGCGTTTTCAGCAGACAACGGGGCGCTGATCTATTCAGAAAAAGAAGATGTTTGTGGCGTAATGCATCAGGTATGCCAGTATCCATTTTATGTGGTATACCGAACAGCATCCGACAAGGAGAGGCAGAAATTATCTGTTCAGAAATTTTTGGATAATCTCGGTAAATGGATATGTCGAGAACCAGTTATCATAAATGGCTCTGAGACACGCTTAAATGCTTTTCCAGAGCTTTCTCAAGGAAGAGTGATAAAACGTATAACCCGTGGAAACTCCTACGGTACAGAGCCGCAGGAGAACGGCGTACAGGACTGGTTATTGCCATTGTCAGTACGCTACGAAAATACTTATGAAGTAATATAACAAGTAACAACCGGCTATCAATTGGAGATAGTCGCTAACCTACACAGCCTTTTAAAAGTTATAGGCAGAAAGGACATTTCTATGGCAGTTACAGGAAAAATTGACCGTAAATATATGGCTCATTATATTGATGCAGGTTCCCTCTGCGGAGGGCTGACACCGAAATATGAGCGTCTTGGAAAGGATCTGGAAGAGTACAACATCGAACTCAACCCGGATACCGAAACATCTAAAAATATTCTTGGAGAATCCACATTTAAGCATAACGGCTATGAGGTATCTTCTGATGCCGATCCATTTTATGCAGATACCACTTCTGACCTATTCACGGCGTTACAGAAGATTGTAGACGGACGCCTCAAAGACGATAACCTCAAGACAAAAGCAGTTGAAGTCCATCTCTGGACGGAAGCCACAGCAGGCAAGTATGAAGCATATCAGCAGGATTGCTACGTTGTGCCGACATCCTACGGTGGAGACACATCTGGCTATCAGATTCCATTTACTGTCAACTATGTTGGCGAACGTGTAAAAGGAAAATTTGATATCAGTTCCGGTACATTCACAGCTGACAGTGAATAAGCACATACACAAGGAGGATATGCTAAATGGCAAAAGTAATTAATACCAAAATTGATGATGGAATTTTTACATTCACGTTTACCAACAACGAAGACGAAGTTTTTTCTTCTTTCAAGCTTAACCCGACTGATATCAATGTAGCAGCACGTGCGGAGGAACTGGGAGAGTACTTTGACCAGCTTAAAAATTCTATTCAAAAAGTCACATCTGGTAAGGAAGTGGCAGAACTGAACAAACAGATCGAAGACAAAATCAACTATCTGCTCGGATATGAAGCATCAAAAGACCTGTTCAAGGAGCCGATCACAGCGACTACTGTATTCGGCAATGGTCAGGTATTCGCCTACATCGTACTTGACAAGATCGCAGAAGCAATCGCACCGGAAATCGAAAAGAGAAAAAAGAAAATGCAGACGGCAGTCAATAAGTACGTGGAGAAATATACAAAATGACCGCCTATGAGCTTCCCACCTCACTGAACATAAGTGGGGTGGATTTTTCTATCAGGACAGATTTCCGAGCGATTATTGATATTCTCATAGCCATGAACGACCCGGAGCTGGACGAACAGGCAAAAGCAGTTGTTATGTTGAAAATCTTATTTGTGGATTGGCAAATCATACCACCAGAGCATTTATCGGAAGCTTGTCAGAAAGCTTGTGAGTTTATCGACTGTGGACAAGCTGACAGTGATCCGAATCGCCCAAAACCACGATTAATGGACTGGGAGCAGGACGGAGACATGATCGTGCCGGCTGTAAACAAGGTTGCTGGTAAAGAAATCAGATCAGTACCTTATATGCACTGGTGGACGTTCTTCGGATACTTCATGGAATCTGGCGAATGTCTGTTCAACACAGTTGTTGGAATCCGGTCAAAAAAAGCAAAAGGCGAAAAGCTCGATAAATGGGAAAAGAAATTCTATCAGGAAAATAAGAACATTATTGATATAAAAACACGTCTCAGCGAAGAGGAGCAAGCGTACAAGGATGCGCTGAATGAGATGTTAAACCTCAAATAGTTAGGAGGTGAATGTATGGCTGCTGATGGCTCAGTCATTATTGATACCAGAATGGACACGTCAGGCGTCCAAAATGGGGTATCAGCTATAAAACAGTCATTTAACGGCCTTGGGAGTGCTGTAAAAAAAATTGGTCTGCTGATTGGTGGGGCTTTTGCTGTCGGTAAATTGGCACAGTTTGGGAAAGAGTGTGTGGAACTTGGCTCTGACCTCGCAGAAGTGCAGAACGTGGTCGATGTTACATTTACCACCATGTCGGATAAGGTCAATGAATTCGCCAAAAACGCCATGACCTCAGCCGGACTGTCAGAGACAATGGCAAAGCGGTATGTTGGTACATTCGGGGCAATGTCAAAGTCGTTCGGATTCTCAGAATCGCAGGCTTACGACATGTCAACGGCTCTGACACAGCTAACTGGTGATGTGGCATCGTTTTATAATATCAGTCAGGATCTGGCGTATATCAAACTGAAATCAGTGTTTACGGGCGAAACGGAAACACTCAAAGATCTTGGCGTGGTAATGACCCAGTCGGCACTTGACCAGTATGCATTAGCTAATGGATACGGAAAAACCACGTCTGAAATGACCGAACAGGAGAAAGTTGCCCTCCGTCTGGCTTTTGTACAGAAACAATTATCGGCTGCATCTGGTGATTTCATCCGAACATCTGACTCATGGGCGAATCAGGTGCGAGTGATGCAGTTGCAGCTGCAATCTCTCAAGGCAACAGTCGGACAAGGACTGATTAATATTTTTACACCTGTTCTGAAAGTAATCAATATTCTTCTCGGCAAACTGGCGACTCTGGCAAACGCATTTAAGTCATTCACGGAGCTTATTACTGGCAAGAAATCTTCCGGTCAAACGAGCGGAAGTGGAGCGGGTCTTGCCGGAACAGACGCGATCGCAGATACAGCGGACCAGTATGGACAGGCGGCAGATAATGCAGAAAAACTGGCAGATGCCACGAACGACAATGCAAAAGCAACAAAAAAAGCGAATAAGGAAACAAAAAACTATCTTTCATCGCTTGATGAAGTGCACAAAGTCACATCTACTGGCAGTAATTCATCTTCCACGCCATCTTCATCTGGTGGAAGTGGTGGAACAGGTAACAGTGGTATTCCGAGTTCAGTTGGTAATGTGGACTACGGCAATCTCGCAGAAGGCGAAACCGCACTTGACAAGATTAGCGATTCCGCAAAGAAACTTGCCGACCTTCTCAAAAAACTCTGGAAGCCATTCCAGGACGCATGGAAAAAAGAGGGTAAGAATACCATTGAAGCGGCAAAATTTGCGCTTGATGGGTTAAAAAAACTTGCTGTAAATGTAGGCAAAAGTCTTGTTGAAGTTTGGACAAACGGAACCGGCACAACAATGTTAGAAACCATGCTGAGGATTGCTCAGAACGTTCTTAAAACTATCGGGAATATTGCATCCGGTTTTGCGGATGCGTGGAATAAGAACAGTGTAGGGACACAGATTATACAGAACATTGCAGATGCTCTTGTAGTAGTTATGCAGTTTGTGGAAAAAATCGCAGAAGATACTGCAAAATGGGCGGCAAACCTTGATTTTTATCCTTTGTTAGAATCCATCAGTAATCTGACCAGTACCTTTGCGCCAATTCTGGAATCTATCGGAAATGTTCTTGAATGGATTTATAACAATATTGTTCTCCCAATGCTGAAATGGCTGATTGAAACAGGAATTCCAACAGTGATCAACCTAGTGTCTGATTTGGCAGGATTTTTTGCGGATCACCAATCAATCATTGAAGCATTCGGCGCAGCTTTGATTGGAGCGTTCGCGGCGGCGAAAATTGCAGGGCTAGCGTCAAGAATAGCAGGAAGTATAACGACAGTAGCGAGTTTTATAAAGGGCCTTATTGCACTCATGACCGGAACTGGCGGAATTATGGGTGGAATCAAAGCTATTGCAACGGCTATCGGACCGGGCGGAATTTTTATAGCAGCAATAACGGCTTGCATTGCAATTGGCGTATTACTGTACAAAAACTGGGACAAGATTAAAGAAGTTGCAGGGGAAGTATGGGATTGGATTAAAAATAAAACATCAACATTTGTCAACGCTATAAGCTCTAGTCTTAAGAATCTCGCATCTAAAATTGTGACGATTTGGGATAATGTCAAATCCAGCGCATATCAAAAATGGACTGCAATTTGGTCAACAGTAGGAAATCTTGTTGAGAGAATTAAAAACGGTATAGTGGAAAAATTTACATCAGCCAAAAATAAGGTTGTCGATATATTTGGCGGAATTAAAGATACCATTCGAAAAATATTGAACAAGGTCATTGGCATTGTAAATAGCGCAATTGGAACTGTCAACAGTGCGATTGGTGGAATTGAATCTGCATTTTCTTTTGGCCCGTGGGAAGTGCCTACACCGTTCGGAAAGAAAACAATCGGATTTAGTGCAACATTTCCGAGAGTGCCAACAGTACCTTATCTTGCAAAAGGTGCGGTTATCCCTCCAAGATCAGAATTCCTCGCTGTGTTAGGAGATCAGAAGCAAGGAAACAACATCGAGGCACCAGAAGCTCTGCTCAGAAGAATCGTGCGTGAGGAATCAGGGCAGCAGAGTGGTGGTGATTACAGATTCACAGCTCAGATTAATAGACGGACTATTTTTGACGAAATTATAGACGAAGCAAAATTAAGACGCAGCACAAGCGGAAGAAATCCGTTTGAACTGGCATAGGAGGTGGAAACGTGGCAACTATTCCAAAAAGTATAACAAAACGATACAAGATGAACGGGGCCTCCATCTATCAGCCAGATAAAGATATGGGTTATAACCTCGAAACAACTTATTCAGAAGGTAGTAACCGTACGCAGTTCGGAAAAGCGTTGTTAACTCCATTGTTTACAGTCGAACAGTATAGCTATGAAGCATCAAACGTTCCAGTTATAGAAGCAAACAAAATTCTCAAAATTATCGCAAAAGGAAAAACTTTCAATTTGTACCATTGGTCGCTTTACCACATGGCATGGAGAACTGACCCGTTTTATGTCGGAAAAGCAAGCCTAACTATTGGAGAAATTTCGCCAGACTTAAAATTTGTATCAAAAATATCTTTTAACATGCAGGGGGTGAATCCACTTGATTAATGTATCCGATACATTTAAGCAAAAACTACAGGACGGAGAAAGAGTCTGGCAGGAAGTGGAAATCACCTTTCCTGACGGAACTGTAAAAACAGTCAAAAACGAAATCATGGGCGAAAATTGTACTTTTTCTGATTGTGCAGAAAGTAGCAGCTTTCCGATTGGCTGCGTTGTTTGTAAATCCATGACATTGGAGTTGGACAACACTTCTGATCAATGGAAAAACTATAATTTCTATATGGCAAAAGTTCATGCGTATCTTAAAATGCAGACCTCCGTAGCAAGTCCAGCTGCAACAGATGAATTGCTGGATGAAAACTATGACCCAATTCTTGATCAGAGTGGCGGTGCGATTCTGGCAACAAAAGCAGCGACAGAAGACAGAGTCGAAACCATTGATAAAGGTATTTATACAATTACGACACCAGAACAATATGGCGAAATCCTTAGTTTTACCGCTTTGGACGATATGTATAAAACGAACGCAACTTATATATCTCATCTGGTTCTGCCACAGTCAATAGAGACTCTTGTTAGAGATGCGTGTGAGACTCTTGGTATTCCGTCAGAAGTCTCCATGGCTCATGGAAATCTGATCGTGTCAGAGATTCCGGAAAACATGACGTTTCGTCAGTTGTTCGGATGGGCAGCAATGCTTGAGACTGCGAACGCTCGCCTGGACAGCAGAGGATACTTGCGATTTATCAGATGGGATTTTTCCAATGTACAAGAAGATTACAACGCAGTAGTGGACGCTGATGGAAATGTAACATTTAAAGGCGGCGCAAGTATTGACTCAGAAAGTTTTATCAGTCCGACAGGGAACTGGACAATTGATAGTGATGGATTCTTGACACTGATCGAATCAGCAGCTGACACATCCGAAAAGCTCAAAGACTTTTTTACAAGTCCAACCGTTTCTAGTGATGATATTGTGATTACTGGAATCAAGCTAAAAAATAGAGAAAATGAAGCCATGTACGGAAGCACAGGATATGTTCTTAAATTGGAGAACGACCTTGTTGCGGATTCGGACTTGGACACGGTAGCTGCTCAAATTGGCGATTCCATAATTGGAGCTAAATTCCGTAACATGTCGGGAGAACTTGTATATAACCCACTCATTGAGTTTGGAGATATGGCATATACTTATGATCGCAAATGGAACAGATATATAACTCCGCTGACGGACGTTTCTTGTTCCGTTAATGGAAAGACTACTGTAAAAACTCAATCCGACGACCCTATCAGAGGGCAGAGCAAGTTCCAGTCAGAATCCACTAAGGCAATCGTAGAGGCAAGACGACTTGTTAAAAAAGAACAATCAGCTAGAGAAAAAGCAGTAAAGAAATTAGAAGAAACCTTAAAAAATTCTTCTGGATTATATGAAACATCAGTCGCACAGGAAGATGGCAGTACTATCACATATCTGCATGACAAGCCTACACTTGCAGAATCAAAAAATGTAATTAAATTCACAGCAGAAGCCATTGGCGTATCCAATGATGGTGGCAAAACATATCCTTACGGTTTCTTTCTGACAGGCGATTTGATAGCAAAAATTCTGTACGCACATGGTATCAATGCTGATTATATTGACACAGGTGCACTGACTGTCAGAGATAGCGATGGAAACATAATCTTCCAAGTTGATATGGATACCAAAAAAGTAATCATCAGCGGAGATAATGTTGTAATTGGTGACAGTTCTTTGCCGGATAAACTGACAAAAATGGACAACAATATTGCGGATGCCAAGAATATGACATTCCAGCTGTCGAACGATATGCAGACGATCACATCTGACGCAGACGGCAACATTCCGGTATTTCCAACAGTGGCAACTACAGCGAAAGTTATGTACGGCTCGTCAGATATCACAAATGATTGTAGCTATACCATTACAAAATCAGACAGTGTAACCGGCTCTTGGGATGTAGATACGCATACTTACACTGTCACAGGCTTGAGTGCAGACAATGGATGGGTGGATATTAAGGCAACGTACCTGATTAATCTTTCTATAACGAAGAGATTTACGATTTCCAAGCAGAAATCAGGGAAAAACGGAAAACAGCTTTATACATGGAGAAAATACGCATCCATGCCGGATGGCTCTGATATGAGTGATAGCCCATATTATGTAAAACTTCTGGACAGCGCCGAAAGTCCCATACTGGACAGTACCGGGGATGAAATCTATACAGTCACAGAAGCAATCTATGTTGGAATTGCTGATAATAAAACTACAGAAACACCGTCTGATAATCCGAAAGATTACATTTGGAGCCGTTTTCGCGGCGAAGACGGAGCGGATGGAATTGGCATTCCGGGAGAGAACGGAGAAACTTCTTACATCCATACCGCTTATGCAAATAGTATTGACGGAACTGTGGACTTTTCCACAACTGATACAGATAGAATTTACATTGGCCATTATTCCGATTTCGAAAAGACGGACAGTGCAGACCCAGCGAAATATACATGGGCGAGAATGCGTGGAGAAGACGGGCCTCCAGGAAGAACGTATTACCTGAGAGCCAACGCAGGAGTCCTGATGATGGGACAGGATAAGAAAATAACTCCTAATCCATTCAAGGTTCATGCGTATTACAGAGATGGACAGGGTGACGAAGCAACTTTTAAAACCTGGTGGGTAGTAGAATACAGCAAAAATTCCGGAAAAACATGGACAAAACTGGCCTTTAATGTACAGACCAGTGGAATAACTATTAATCCAGATAGCTATTCTCTTGGTGCTGACGGAATGATACGTGCAACAATTTATACGGATTCCGGAAGAACTAAAATCGCCGATCAGCAAACATGGCAGGTTGCTGTTGACGTTGGCATGCTTACGCAGGAGCAGATTGTTGAGATATTGTCCAATGACGGAGAATTTAAAGGTCTCTACTATTTGAATGGACATCTGTACATCAGTTTAGACGCATTGATGGGAAACGCCGCAATTCTAGGTGGAACCAAAAACGGCAACGGATACCTAAAGATTAAAGATAAAAAAGGCACCGTGAAGGGACTGATAGATTACTCAGGCTACACTGCATTTACAAGCTATGAAGAAAATTCTACGCGCATGAAATATACAGGAATTTGTTTTTCAGATACTGGAATAAATCCTGTTAGTGCCGAGAAATACTTTAGCAGCACTGCGGACATTGAATACGTTGAAACGGCGTGGGGAATCGACTGGACTGCCGAAGAGCTTAATATTAGTGCAACAGAAGTATCGGCTGATACCGGTACATTTGGAGATTTAACTGTTACTAATTCTGCATCTTTCACAAAATCACCAAAGATAGAAGACATGGAGTATACGACATCATCAAATACTATTTGTTGGGATGGACGTACAGGATACAAACAGCTGATGCTGAAATCTTCATCCTCGAAACGCTATAAAGATATTGGAAATGATATTTCAGAGCAAGAAATTGAAGAATGGTACAATATCAAACCACTTTGGGCGAAATATAAAGAGGGATATCTAGTTAAAGGGGACGAGAATGAAGGAAGATATATCCCGATGTTTATTGCTGAGAATGTAGAAGCATTCTTTCCAGAAGCTACTCGGCATCAAAACGGACTTGTTGAGGACTGGAACGAACGTATCATGATACCGGCTATGTTTGCGATGATTAAAAGCCAGAAAGAACAGATTGACCGACAGGAGAAACTAATTAATCAGCTCTATAAAAAGCTCAATATAGAAAAGGAGAATTAATATGGCAAAATTTAATGAATACACAGTAAAGGCAACTCCAGAAGATGCAGATACCTTAATGCTCTATGATGCTGCATCAAAAACAAACAAACTTTCACCATTCAGCGGAATCTGGAACTGGATGGTCAATAAATTGACAAATGCAGTAATCAATAACTTGCAGACTTCAAACAAGACTGTAGTGGGGGCTCTTAATGAATTAAATAGTAACAGAAAATTCTCTATAAATCCACAAAGCAACACATATGACAATTTTGAAGCGGTATTTAATAAATGTTTGGAACTCTCAATCATCGGAGTAGAAGAAGTTTTCTGTGTAAATATAAAATCGTTTGAAAGTTATTGTATCGTAAAATTCTACAAACGTTCCGATGATTCGGCAAAGATGATTGTATTTAGGTACGACGGTATTACTATTGTTGACGGAGCTACAAATTCATTATTTATAAAATCAATCGTTGCAGAATAAAGTGAAAAAGCAAACAACATATTTTGACGAACTCCTGTTTAATCTAATTGTGAACAGCACATCTCATGTGGCAAAATGAACCTGTGGAAGGTACATTATTTTGACAAAAATTGAAAAAATCTGCATCTGATAAGACGCACTACTGCTACAAGCGCTTTGAAACGTGGCATGGATGTTACAGAATTACAAAAGATGTTAGGACATGAAAAACTAGACACAACTATGATTTATGCGAAAGTATCGCAAGAATCATTGAGATATAGTCACCACAGATACGTGGTGTGAAAGGAGCACAACATGGAAATTAAAGGCATTGACGTATCATCTTATCAAGGGAAACCGGATTGGGCAAAAGTATCGAATTCTGGAATTAAGTTTGCAATTTTGAGAATTCATCAGAAATCCGGCACAGATGCATCATTCGAACACAACTACAAGGGCTGTAAATCCAATGGAATTCTTATTGGTGGATATAAATACAGTTATGCTTTAACACCGGCACAGGCAATTGACGAAGCTGAGAACTTAATTTCCGTTCTTGGTGGACGCGGATTGGATTTCCCAGTATTCTATGACCTCGAATGGAAACAGCAGAGAAGTCTTGGAAAACAGGCTATTGAGAATATTGCAGTAGCATTTCTGACCAGAATCAAGAAAGCCGGTTATAAGGCAGGCATCTATTGCAATCTTGATTGGCACAATAACGTTTTGTCAGATGCGCTGAAACAGTATGATTGTTGGATTGCTCGTTATCCGGCTAACGACAACGGCTCTGCACAGGAAAGATTACGTCCGAACGTCGGTGTAGGCTGGCAGTATTCCAGTAAAGGAAAAGTTCCAGGAATTAATGGAAATGTTGATATGGATGTGTTTTACAAGGATTATAGAGATTCTGACCAGAAAGGAGAAACTAAAATGGTAAAAATCAGTAACTGCGGACATGATGAAAGAGGAAGATATGCAGGTGGGAAAGCAGGAGATCAGACTGGTACAGAATATCAGATCATGAACTGGTACAGTAGACCGTGGCTCTGTGTCCTAAGATTCAATGACGCCAAAATCGCAACCATGATTGCAGACATGGCGACAAAAGCGGCACAGAACAATCTCATCGGATACGATCAGGGCACTGCCGGAAACAGCAATGACCGGTATTCGTTCTGGCGGCACTTAAAGGCAAGCAACTACGATCCGGCGCAGATCACGGTAGCTTGCGAATCTGATTGCAGCGCAAGTACAGCAGCTATCGTCAAGGGAGCTGGGTATCGCTTAAATAACGCAAGACTCAAAGCGGTCAGCATCTATCTGACGACACGAAACATGAGAGCTGCAATGAAGATTGCCGGTGCGAAAGTACTGACGGATAGAAAGTATCTGACATCCGGCGACTATCTAAAGGCAGGAGATATCCTCCTGAATGATAACCACCACGTGGCTATCGCTGTTACCACCGGCGCAAAAGCAAATACGCTTTCAGCGTCAACTATTCTGTCTAAAACTCCGAAGTGGGTGGGAAAGGTAACTGCAAATACACTTAATGTCCGCACATGGGCAGGAACAGAGTATGCACAGCTTAAAAGCTATCCTACACTTGCAAAAGGCAATTTAGTTGATGTATGCGATACCATTAAAGCCAAAGATGGAGCATCTTGGTACTATATCCGCATTGCCGGAAAATATTTTGGATTTGTTTCTGCAAAATACATCAAAAAGGTATAAAACTTAAGCCCCTTGGAGGTTACTCCTTGGGGCTGTTTTTTACATATTGTATCAAATTCGTGTTGCATTTCGTGTTGCATAGTTCTTCTTTTTTATGCCAAAACTGGCAAAATAACATATTTTATGAGCTAATTTGAAATTGCCGAAACCATTGAAAACACTACGTTCTTTGCGAGAACCAGTGAATACAAGATTTTCATAAAAATGCGGATGACAGGACTTGAACCTGTAAGAAAAAGCCTAACATTCCCTATTTTACAGCATTTGTTTATTTCGTGTTGCATTTTGTGTTGCATAGCTTTGAAAAATAATCATTCCCAATTTCATTCATCTCTTTTTCTCGATCAACCAGAACGTGCCGATATACATTTTTTAATGTGGTATCATCCTCCCAACCGCCGCGCTGCATAATATATACATCTGGAATTCCAAGAGTATGCAACTCAGATGCGCAATAATGACGCAAATCATGAAAACGGAAATGATGTATATGATTATCCTCTAAAACATCAGCGAATCTATTAGATATTTGCGCCGGATTCAAATTTGTTATTTTTCCATGTATACCTTTAAGTTTTTCTGCAACGAAATCCGGAAATGGAATAAAACGATCGCCAGCAAAAGATTTTGGTCTTTTGATAACCCAACCATGAGAATCATTCATAACCATAGCATATTCGACATGTACTATGTTCTGCTTGATATGATCAGAATTAAGCGCGCAGATTTCTGACCGCCTCATTGGACCGAATGCTGCCAGAAGAACAGGTATCTCTAATTCACTACCTACAGTACATTCAATTACCTTTTTGACTTCGGCAGATGTAGGTACATAGATTTTCGGTCTTACCTTTTTAGGTAAGGAAGTTCTTAAGATGAAATCCGAACGATAAGTCTTCAAGACAGTAGAAAGAAAGCCATGCATATTGTACACAGTTTTTGGCGAATGAGTAAGTGCTTCACGATTCATTTCAGCTTGAACATCCTCTTGAGTGATTTCCATTATATTTAATGACATAAGTTTAGCCATGTCTCTTTTGACAGATCGCTTATATTCTCTAATAGTTCCAGGGGATAAAACACCTGTTCTGCTTTCTATGTATTTATTACATGCCTCTTTTAATGTCATATCTTCTGGTGGAACATATCGCGCAGTCAATACTTCACTTTCTTTTTTTGCTGCCCATTCGGCAGCCATTTGCTCACAGATTCGCTTCCCTTTTTTGCTAGGATCTGAGCATGTAAAAGATTTATAAACCCTTTTCTTTTTGATGGTCCCGTCTGATAATGGGATTTCTTCGATGTGACTGAATACCTGACATCTCCATGAGCCAGATGGCAGTTTTTTTGCAGTTGCCATTTCTTTTCCTCCTTATTAACCGAACAAACTTTCTGACTTGTCCGAACACACCGAAGATGATACAATATGACTTGTCAGGCGATACGTTTCACTTCAGTATGCTTTGCGGAACGTAAAAATATTTTTCTTTTTTTTTTAAAAACCGGTTCTCATTGGTAGTGAGAGCCGGTTCTTTTTTATAAAAGTTCTGATTTTTTCTGGTCAAATTCTTCTTGAGTAATAATACCGCTATCTAAAAGCTCTTTGTAATCCTTCAGTAGTTCAACGGATGTTTTCTGATTTCGAACATTTTCAACAGCATCAGAGCTTTTGGAAATATTGAAGCTCTTTAACTGCATATCTATATTTGAACTACAGCGGAATCCAATAGTATTTATTTGATTGGTTTCGATATTCCGCATTTTCATAGATGCATAAGAATCCACTTCAATGTTATCACTTGTTGTGGTAGCAGTTCCAGTAGTAGTGGAATTATTCTTTCCTTTGGTTTTCTTTCCAGTTCCAACAGCTGCACCGACTATAGTTCCAACTCCCGGAGCAATAGCGGTTCCAACAACGGCTCCTGCTAAATGCCCTCTTCGTTTCGTTTTTTCTTTACTTTTCCCTTTAGTGTGAGATGTTGTAGTTGTCTTTTCTACTGTTCTGTATTCCGGCCCGTTCCATTCATAGTCGAAAAGTTCATATTTGGTTGGAGCATCTGACACTGTAACAGACCCATCTTTCCATTGCTTCAAATCAAATCTTGCGTGTTTGGAACCAAGCTCAAAATCCTCCTTACCGGATATAACTCTCAGATTCAATACTCGAACAGGTTTTTCTACAACCGCTGGCTGGGTTGCTACGGAATTATTTGATATTGCAGGTTTTTGAACCTTATTTTTAATAGACAGCAAAAGTGCAAAAATAAGATACAAAACAGCAATTCCAAATACCTCAAGTACAACAACGACCATAATATTGTCTGATGAAAGATCGTTTGAACTCATCAAGGCCACAATCATTAATACAATTAATGCGGTCCAAACGATCATCAACACATTTCGTATTTTTTTCATATTTCCCCCTTTTGACACGATTACTCAAAATTCTCGATATAATTCTTATATAGATTCCTTATTTTGGCAGCCTCCCTCTGCCTGATTGGAACAATATCCCCCGATATCATCTCAAAATGATCTGATGCATCTTTAATTTCGTCCATGTTGACGATATAACTTTGATGGCAACGGAGAAATCTTCCATCAAGATGCGGCTCTATATCTGACAGCTTTCCACGTGCTACATGAATAACGCCGCAAGTACAGTGGACGAGAATTGATTTATTTCGGCTTTCTATGTATTCGATATGCCGGAATTCTACCCGGTGGAAGTGGTCTCGGTTTTTGATAGTTAAGGCTTTCTCTCGGATATCTTCCAACGTGTGCGCTACGACAGAAAACATGCGTCCATGTTCAGAACCTTTGATGATGTAATGCACTGGTAAGACGTCTAATGCGTCAAATACATAGTTTTTATATGCTGTCCAGAAGGCAATGTTGCCATTATATCCATTTTTCCTGAGCTGCTTTGCGACATTTATGCCATTCTCATTATTTAGGACCACATCCAGCACGACTATATCGTACCATTGACCGTCTGCTATATCATCAATCAGCGGCTTCCCACTACTATAAGTGTTTAGCGTGTAGCTCTTGTCTCCACACTTTTTCAAAAACTCATCAACATGAGCCTTAAAAAAATCAATCTGCAAAGGATTATCGTCACAAATCGCAATTTTCATTCAAATCATTCCCTTATGGGCGTTGTTTTCGCCATTTGCAAAAAAAAGTGTTTAAATATGTTATTTTTATTATAACATCGTTAAATTTAGTTGTAAATAGACATTTTTAGGTGATTTGTAAAATGAAAATAATCAAAAATATACTAATTATAATAGGAGCTGTGCTTTTGCTTAATTACATTGTTTGTTTACCAATGTGCGTAGACGATTATATCCGCGAAGAGTCAGAAGTGTATTCTGTCCAAAATGCGTACAGATCTTCTACCCTACATAAGAATAGCGCCCATGAAATAAAGCAGACCATGCCACCGTTTTTATTCGCCCTGCCACTAAACAGAAAAGACTATATCTTTGATGTTACGAATAATTTCTATGCAATCATAAACATATCGGTGTATATCTGGCAGTTTCCAAGGGCGAACATTAGTGGTATAATAGCAAAAAATGAACGAATGTTCGGTTATATTTCCCACAAACCGCACATATACTGTAATGTAGGTGGTAATTGCAATAGGGAGGGTTATTTATGGATTATAAGAAAGAGATTATTGAAATGATAGAAAATATACATAGTGAAAAATTTATGAAGTTTTTATACAACATGATTATTTCGTTCAAAAAACAATGGGGGTATTAAGAAAGCAGGGAATTAATCCCTGCCTTTTTTATGGAGAAATTCAATCATGTCGAAAACGCTTTTCTTATCAGATTCGCTTAATTCAATCAGCAACTTAACATGTTCAACGATGTTTGGATTTGACATCATCTTTGGAATAAAATCCGTGTCTGTTTCCAAATTCTCTTCCCATCCCATTAGGTAAGCGGGCGTTGTACTAAGTGCTTTCGCTAACTTATCTATGTATTCAGCAGGAACTTTATCAATATCACCCTTTTCATATCTAAATATAGTTGATCTTGAAACTCCCAATTTCTCAGCTAACTCATCAGCACTCATATTAAGTTGTTTTCTTCTTTTTTTCATTTGTTCACCAGTTTCCGACATTTTCCACACCTCCTTTCCTTGAAAATATAATACCACAAGTGATGCAAATATGCAACAAAAATAATTGCAAAAATGCGATTTTTAGTATTGACAAATGCGACTGCGAGAGGTAATATATAATCATAAAGTCGCAATAATGCTACTGGAAAGGAGGTGAAACTTGTGATTGTAAATATAGCAAGACTTAAAGGTAAAATTGTTGAGCATGGAAATACGCAAGAAGCTGTTGCAAGCGCAATTGGTATGGACAGAAGTACTTTTTACCGCAAACTGAAAGACGGCGGCGAGAAATTTACAATCGGTGAAATTCACGGAATTGTAAGCGCAGTTCCTTTAAGCAGGGACGAAGCAATAGACATTTTTTTTACACAGCAGTCGCAATAATGCTACTGGAAAGGAGACGAAAACATGAAATACAGTCCGCTTGGTAGTGGAAAGCTGATATTTCAAACTTTCAATGATGGTTGCTTGAAAACCACTTTTGAAAGAGAGAACGGATTGAAGTCCGAATATGAAATTTATGTAAATTGGACGAATCCGAATCAGTTAGCAGAAGTTTCATTTCAGTTGCCCTTCCGCGATTGGCAGACACTTGAAAAGTCTGAGGTTTGGAAAAATCTGGATGAATTTCTGTCGGAAGTTCAAATCGAATATATTCCGAAGTACCGCCAAGCCCAACCAATTGTAGAGGAAAAGGTTGTGTATAGAAGTCTGTTAGGTTCTTTAATTGCATTCTTTCGTGATAAATTGACTCGCCAATAGCACGCCCTTTTAAGCATGAATAATGGGTTCCGCTATACACATAAGAAATATTTACGATTGATATGGCAACTCTGGAATGATTGATGATTTCAAAATGAACAATCAGTTCATTATTATCTTTCAACTTGAAACCAATAGGAATAAACTCTATCTTTTTTCGAGATTGGAATAAGTTCCATGCAGTTCCAGCAGACCCTATTAACCCAAGCATAAAGGAAACATTTTCAAATGTAATGATTTCTTTAGCTGATTTTAAAATTGAAATGATTTGATTTATTTTAATCACCTCCCCGTACAGGGAGTATAACACGAAACGAGGATTTTTAAAATGAAATTTCCGAGATATGTATATGTGATTACTCATGTAGTCACAGGAAAGAAATATGTAGGCAGCACAAGAAATGTTAAATCCAGATTTGCAGAGCATTTAAATCTTTTAAAATCTGGCAGACATACTGTCGAACTTTTTCAATCTGATTGTGATACTTTTGGTGTCAATTTAACTTGTGAGACGATTGACACAATATCGGATTATAGTGAAAAAGAAAAAGAGCATGAATGGCAGAAAAAACTTGGGACATTAAATCCGTCAACTGGTTATAACTACAAAGATCAGAAATGGAATAACCACAAAGACTGGGCTTTAAGCCATGGGAAAAGCACTGAAGGAAGAGAAAAATGGAAAGAAATATTAGAAAACAGTTCCGAACCATGTGTTCTGATTTCTGCGTGCATCACAAATTCCTGGCTCGGCAGAAACGGATTTGCAAAAGAATTAGGAATTTCCATAAAAGAGCTGAAAGAAATTGAATCCTATAAAAAAGAACCAACAATCAACCAGCTTAGAAAGATTAGTGAATTATCATCAATTCCTATGGATTATATTTATGTGCCAAATATTTTTTGATCAGGAGTAAGAAGAAAATTCTTAAAAGTAAATATAACCTAATCAAACCATATATAAGGAGGAAAACATGAAGAAATTTGAACGATACCTTATGATTGCTGACCTTATGGAAAAACATTTTGAAAAATAAAGTGCTCCGAAGGAGAGCTGAAACCTCTCGCCTCGGAGCTGTAAACCACTAACCACACTAGCGGATTACGGGATAATCATATCATTTCTTCCTGTATTTCGCAAGAGAACAGGAGGATTTTTTATGAAGAAAACCGAGGATAAAAAAGTGACAAATTTTGAAGAGTTCGAAACTTTCTATGCAGTTGAAGTTGTAAGAGAGGCAAAAAAGCAGACTCACAAATGGTTCTGCGCATGGATTGTAACCATGATTGCATTAATTCTTTCAAACGCTGCATGGATGTTTATTAAGTAAGAAAGGAGGAAAGACTGTGGCAATCAGATATACCACAGAGCAAAAGAAATACATCCTTTTAAAAGGCAATATTGCAAAAAGGATGGAGGCCGAGCGAGTAAGTGATGCACAGATGGCAGCAATTACCGGAATGGCAGAAAACACTTTCCGTAAAAAGCGAAATAAGCCAGAAACATTCACGTATCCGGAACTGCGGCATATTTTTATTCGATTGAACTTCCCTAACGAGGAAATATTGGAGGCTTTGACATGAAAGATTGGATAGACTCCATTCTGATTGGAGGGATAGCAACGTATCTTCCGTTCTGGATCTGGGACAATAGCCGTGACCAGATCATGGGAGCGTTGGGACTGATCGGAGCTGTGTACATAGCAAGGACGTGGAAAGAATGGACATGCTAGACATGCCAACTAAAAAAGGATCCTCAGAGCTGCAACTCAAATAAGGATCCAAGACAATATATCTCTTCTTCATTGTAGAAGGAAAGAAACTAAAAGTCAATACAAGGAGGAAATTATGAACGAAGAGAAAGTCAGAGAAATCTTTGATTTATGTGTCAGGGTTTCTGACGAGACAAGCAGGCGCATAACATTTGATTACAAAATTGATGGTGATGAAACGATGGTTTATTTGTATATCTTTGGACACAATGGTGCAATCGAAAAGCATTTTATGCTTTCGCAGCATTATGAGTTCAAATCAGACATCTATAGTTTCGATAAAGCCAATGAATATCTACTCAGCATTCTGAATGAAGGAGGGTGTCCGGTATGAATTTAGAGGAGCTTAGACTTCTCCCCAAATGGGATATGGTCTTGGCGGCAAACGTCATTCTGGACGAACTCAACAAACGTGAGGCACCGATCGTTGATTGGGAGAATCCAGATATGTACGTGGATCATCTTGAATATCACGCCGCTGATTCCATTCAGAACGGTAAGACGGTTCCGGGCATGGGGGATAAGTCAGACGCAATCTATTGTTTTTTTAAGCAGTTAAAGGAGCCAGTCTATGAACGAGAGGATACAGGAAGTACTGAGACTGATTGATGTTCAGCTTGCACTTGTTCCAGATAATCCAATAGAGGAACAGTACAAGGCGAGGACATTGGCAAGTTACACGCAAGCACTAAATGGGCTTTTAGCGGCTCAGAAAGCATATAAGGAGAACGCTCATGAGTGATTTTGAAATCCGTATTCCAGCGAGAAAGAAACAGCCTGCAACTGATAAGGATAACCCGGTCGTGAAAGTATCAACAGGCGCATACAATGCGCTGGTTGAAATCTATAACGAATCGACCTTATCAATGAAAGATATCGCAAGTTTGCTGATCGTTGAGGGCAGTAAGCATGTAGTTTATGACAAGGAGGAATAACAATGGCAACACCAGTATTGATTATTGGAAAATCTGGTTCCGGTAAAAGTACTAGTCTTAGAAACTGCCAGAATGAACACTGGAATCTTATTAGAGTATTAAATAAGCCACTTCCGTTTAAAGGAAAGATTGACGGATGGTTTACAGATGATTACCAGCAGGTAATGAAGTGCCTGATTGCATCAAAAGCGGAGTCAATTGTGATTGACGATGCAGGTTATCTTATCACGAATCATTTTATGAAAGGACACGCTTCTGCCGGAAAAGGCAATGCGGTGTTCGCTCTGTACAATGATATTGGAGACTATTTCTGGAATCTTATCCAGTTCATTGTAACAAAAGTACCGCAGAATAAAATTGTTTACCTTATGATGCATGAAGAAAAAGATGATTCCGGGGAAGTAAAACCTAAGACAATTGGTAAGCTTCTGGACGAAAAAGTTTGCATCGAGGGTATGTTTACCATCGTTCTTCGCTGCATCGAAGAGAGTGGAAAACACTTATTTGTCACTCAGTCCAGTCAGGGAGCGGTAAGCAAGTCCCCGATCGGAATGTTTGACAGTTTGACTATTGATAATGACCTTGCAGAGGTGGATAAGGTTATCAGAGACTACTACGAATTAGGAGGAATTGAAGATGGTGGAAGTAACTAACTATTGTTTTAAATACGCAATAGAATTAAATACTATCATCGATGAATACAAAGGTGAATGTTCTTTTGATCATTTGATTAAAGTCGAACCAAAAAGCTATTCAAATTTAAGCTCTATATTTTCAAAAATTAATAATTCCGTTCACTATGTGCTGGAAAAATATGGAGACGTAAGAGAATGTCATTTGTTTTATCTCCCGGCATTTATGGGTGATACGTATAATTCGTCACTTATCAACATTGTAAAAGCAGACAATAATGGAACGACAATCGTATTTTGTGATAATAAAGAAATCGTTCCGTCAGATTGCATCGAAAAAATAATTTGTTTTGAGGAGGAATCAAAATGTTAAAACCACAGAATTATGACACAACACAGGCAGCAGGAGAATTTGAACCGATTGCGCTCGGCGGTCACAAGATGGTAATTAAGCAGTTATCAGAGAAAAAATCCCAGGGTGGACTTGATATGCTTGTTATCTTGTTTGATTTTGCAGACGGAGACGAGCAGGCAGGTTACTTTATGAAGCAGTTCGAAAATGATATCCGACCAGACAAGAAATATCCGAATGCCGGTACAAACTACATGGTTATTGACGAGAGTGTAGATTATGGTGTCCGTAACCTTAAAACTTTTATCACATGCGTAGAAAAGTCAAATCCGGGATTTGCTGTTAAGTGGGGCGATAACTTCGGGCAGCAGTTCAAAGGTAAGCTGATCGGAGGCATCTTCCGTCTGGAGAAAGACTGGTACGATAACAAAGAAGTAAAACGTCACAAGCTTGCATGGTTCCGAAGTATTGAGGGAATTAAAGATGCAGATATTCCAGAAGAGCGTACCACAAAAGCCTATGACGATCATCTGAAAGAAAAAGCTATCATGGGAGCGAATCCGGCAGGTACGGACTTTATGAGTATTCCAGATGGAATTGATGAAGAACTTCCATTTAATTAAAAGGATGTGTTTTTAATGGTTATACAAGTGGACACAAGGGAACATAAATCAGAATGGGAACGGATTCAAAAGCAGTTTGATGACCTTGGAGTGCAGTATTTTCGCTCGAAATTGTATTGTGGAGATTATCAGTCATTAGACAATGCAAAGCTCTGTATTGATCGTAAAAAGGATTTACAGGAGTTATGTGGGAATGTCTGCCAGCAGCATGAAAGATTTAAAACGGAGCTTATCAGAGCGCGTGAAGCAGGTATTCAGCTGATTATTCTATGTGAACACGGGCCAGATATTAAATCAGTTGGTGATGTGTATTTTTGGGAGAACCCAAGAAAGCACAAAGTGATCTGGAAGACGGTAAACGGTAAGAGAGTAAAGACTGTAATTTCCGATAAGGCTGTTGATGGCTGCCAGTTATATAAATCTCTATGCACGATCAGAGATAAATACGGTGTTCGATTTGAATTCTGTACAAAAGAAGAGACTGGACGGCGAATCGTGGAGTTGCTGACATGACGAAAGAAGAAATTAAGCAGCAGAACAGCATGAGAGATGTTCTTTTCAGATACGGAATGATTCCGAACAGAGCTGGCTTTATCAGTTGCCCATTTCATTCCGGTGACCGTACTGCTTCAATGAAAATTTACAAAGACAGCTACTATTGCTTCGGATGTGGCGCGACAGGAGACATATTTACATTCGTTCAGAGCATGGATAATTGCGATTTTAAGACAGCTTTTAACTTACTCGGAGGAACTTACCAAAAGCCAAATTTCTCATCCAGAATGGCAATATATCACCATCAGAAACAGATGGAAATGCGGCAGAAGGAAGAACAGAAGAAAAAGGTTGAGCTGCAAGAATGCTTGTCCGATATAGATTTCTACAGGGCTATCCTTGACAGGGCGAAACCATTGTCTGACGGATGGTGTGAAGTATGGAACAGGTTGCAACTTGCACTATATCACCATGGATTCATAACAGGACTGGAAGAAGGTGATTAAAAATGGAAATGATAAGCAAGCTCACGAAGGACTCTATTCTGGATGAAGAAGTATTTGACGAGATATTCAGTCAGGAAGACGAGATATATAAGGCGCGTCTTACACTGACACTTCTGGACAGAGCCAAGGAGCTTGGCGTAAAGAAAAAATTTGAGGATTTGCTGAAAGCTTACACAAAAGTACAGAAGCAGATGATCGAGAAAGAGAAAAGTAATAGGACGTTGTCTATGCTGGACCAGTGGACTAATTTCTCTGATTGCGAATACGACAGAATGAAGTGCCTTAACTGGGTAGCAGATGATGATGGGATCAGAATATCAAATACGAATCCAGGATCACCGGACATCATAGCTTGTTATCATCCTATACTTCCAATAGAGAGAATGAAGAATCTGGAGACCGGAGAAGAACAGATAAAGCTAATCTATAAGAGGAATAATAAGTGGTCAGAGGTTATTGTTCCAAAAACCATGGTTGCGTCAGCGAGCAAAATTGTTGGTTTATCCGCGCTTGGTATTTCAGTGACTTCTGAGAATGCGAAGTTCCTTGTCCGGTATCTGTCAGACGTAGAGAATGCCAATGACGATTATATCAATATTCAATATTCATCAAGTAAAATCGGGTGGATCAGGGATTATTTTCTTCCCTATGACAAGGATATTGTGTTCGATGGAGACATGAGGTTCCGACAACTGTATGAAAGTATCAGCGTAGGTGGCAGCAGGACAGAATGGTATGAGCACGTGAAGAATGTTCGTGCTACTGGAAGAATAGAGCCGAAAATCATGCTGGCCGCAAGCTTCGCCAGTATTCTGATCAAACTGGTCGGTGCCCTTCCATTTTTTGTAGACCTCTGGGGAGAAACCGAGGGTGGTAAGACTGTAACACTTATGCTAGGAGCTTCTGTCTGGGCGAACCCTGGCGAATCCAGATACATAGGAGATTTTAAAACAACCGATGTGGCCCTTGAAGCAAAGTCTGATATGCTCAACAACTTACCGTTGATCCTGGACGATACTTCCAAAGTATCGGCTAAAATCCGGGATAATTTCGAAGGAATTGTATATGACCTGTGTTCTGGAAAAGGAAAGAGCCGTTCCAACAAGGAGCTGGGTGTTAACCGGGAGAATCGCTGGCAGAATTGTATCCTTACTAACGGTGAACGTCCACTGGCCGGATATGTCAGCCAGGGCGGAGCGATTAACCGAATTATTGAGGTTGAGTGCTCTGAAAAGATATTTGATGATCCGCAGCTTACCGCAGATACCCTTAAAAAGAACTACGGGCACGCTGGAATCGATTTTGTAAATGTAGTTAAGGAAATGTCCATTGACGATATAAAAGCCATGCAGAAGCATTTTCAGAGCCTTATACAGGACGATGACAAGATGCAGAAGCAAAGTATATCAATGAGCATTATCTTGACAGCAGATAAAATCGCAACAGATCAGCTGTTCCATGATGGCCAGTACATTGACATTGAGACGGCTAAGAATCTTCTGACAGAGAAAGAAATGGTATCTGAAAACGAACGCGCTTACTGGTTCGTGCTTGATAAGATTGCTATGAACGGAATTAAGTTCGATGATAACCCGGATGTTAAGACAGAAAGATGGGGAGTTATTGACAATGATCCGGCAGAGAAGACGTCAACCGCAATAATCTATAGCGCAGCGTTTGATGATTTATGCAAAATCGGAAGATTCTCCAGGAAAGCATTTTTGTCATGGGCTGTTAAGAAGGGGCTTGTGGAAACCGACAGCAGAGGTTATCCGACCAAAGCAAAGAAACTGGATGGAATTGTTACCAAATGTGTGTTTTTGAAAATTGTAGATGAAATTCCGAAAGGATTCGTGAATTGTAATGATGATTTTGAGATTACAGACGATATTGTATTTGATTGATAAACAATTCGTCCAAAAGGTAACCGGGTAACCTAGGTAACCTTTGATTCTGCATATATATATTTGAGTATTTATATGCACATATTGAGTATAAAAGTTTCCCTATATGAGAAAGTCAGGGTTACTCGGTTACTCGGTTACCTACCAGTAAAATCAAGGGTTTGCGGATTTTCGCTCGGTTACTTCTCGGTTAACGAAGGTTACTCATAAAGAAGGTGAATAATGAAAGTAGAAGCTAAAGATATTCCGGTCATGCATAAGTTCATGCCAGAGTTCTGGAAGGCGATAAAAGAATTTTACGATGTTAAAAATGATGATGAATATTTTGATGCATTACATAAAAAAATCGAGGATTTATATGAAATCTATCCAGACAGTTTGGCAAGGTATCTGTCTTTGGCCTTTTACAAATGGGCTGCAGATGCGTCAAAGGGGAAATGCAAAGTATGAATGAGGTGATAGAAATGCCATATAACACAGCAAGAAAGTACTATGAGGGTATCCAGACAAGGAAAGACATATATCTATACATCATAAGATACTTGAAAGAACATAATTATCCGCCAAGCATTCCAGAAATCGCAGCAGGTCTGAGCATATCTAGCCATACCGTGCAGAATCATTTCGGCGAATTACTGGAAAGTGGTTTACTTGCGACAGACAACCCCGGTACGCCACGAGCGTATCGAGTGACAGGATATAAGTTCAGAAAGGTGAAGGAAAAATGAGTAGCAAGTTAAAAGTCAAGAAAAAGACCAGATTTCCTGTTCAGACTTCTAATCAGGCAGCTCAGGCGTTCGGGCGGGCTATGCAGAACTGTCAGAGCCAAATTAAAGACATGGAACAGAAAGCCTATGAAGATGGCTTTGCTGTTGGTGAAGATTGGAGCAATACGATCAACACTGTTACAACCATGATGGCTCTGAGACGTTTATATGGCTTTTCTACGAAACGTTTACTTGATGTGATAAGAACTGCCAATGAGTACGTTGAAATGGCAAATGAGGGAAAAATGAGCGTTCTGAACATGATGCAGGACATTGAGGAGAACACAGATGTAAGATTTGACGAGATGAATAAAAATCTGGTTAAGAAGATGGGAGTTTAAAATGAAATTTATAGATTTTTTCGCAGGAATCGGAGGATTTCGCAGGGGAATGGAATTGGCGGGGCATGAATGCGTTGGTTTTTGCGAATTTGATAAATTTGCTACTGCGAGTTACATCTCAATGCACTTACTGACAGAAGAGCAGCGAAAGGCATTGGAAGATATTCCTATCAAGAAAAGACAGAAGGAAATATTAAAGGAGGAATACAGAAATGGAGAATGGTATGCAAATGACATTCGAAGAGTGTATGCCGGAGATATTCCCAAAGCAGACTGTTGGTGTTTCGGATTTCCATGCCAAGATATCTCAGTCGCAGGAAAACAAGCCGGATTTCAAGGAAACCGTTCAAGCCTGTTTTTCAGAGTTATGTACCTTGTCGTACAACTCAAAGAAGAAGATAAACCCACTTACCTTTTCATTGAGAACGTTAAAAATCTGCTTAGTGTTAATGGAGGATGGGATTTTGCCAGACTGCTCATTGAAATGGATCAGTGTGGGTATGATGCAGAATGGCAGGTGCTCAACTCCAAAGATTTCGGAGTGCCACAAAACCGGGAAAGATGTTTCATTATCGGACATCTTAGAGGGAGAAGTACCACAAAAGTATTTCCTATCGAAGGAACAGACGGAAAAAATAGTGTTTCGTTAAATCTTTTTGGTTGTCTTAATGGTAGAAATTCGCAGCGAGATAGAGTTTATAGTGACAATGGATTAGCACCAACAATCAGTACGAAGCCGGGAGGAAATACAGAACCCAAAGTATCCATATTATTTGATACAAGTTATATTGGTCAAGATGGAAAAGCACGCATATATGAAAATATTTGTCCAACACTAACAAGCAGAGATTATAAAGAGCCTAGAAGTGTCGGAGTAGTATGCAATGTGAACCCGTCAGGAAAAGGAATGAACGGAAATGTGTATGATTCGACTGGCTTAAGCCCTACTTTAACAACAAATAAAGGAGAGGGAAATAAGATTGTAATCCCAGTATTGACACCAGATCGTATAGAAAAACGTCAGAATGGAAGAAGATTCAAAGAAAATGGCGAACCAATGTTTACGCTCACAAGAGCAGATATACATGGCGTAGCGATTGAACCTACGGGATTTAATTGTGTGCCAAATGGAACATGCAATCAAGGAATATTTGTGCAGGTATCAGAAGAATTAACGGTATATGCAGTGTGGTATGAAAAATATCAGTGCTACATAGCAATCAGAAAATTAACCCCAAAAGAATGCTTTAGGTTGCAAGGTTGGTCGGATGATTATTTTGAAAAGGCTCAGTTTGTTAATTCTGACAGCCAGTTATACAAACAGGCAGGAAACGGCGTAACAGTGACAGTTATAGAAGCTATAGCAAGAAAAATGAAGGTGGAGAGCGTAAAGCTGCGCCGGTGATTTACATGCAGAATAATGGGCAAGTAGCATTTGGATAAGAAATCATGGAGGACTACACAATAGCGTGTCAGTTGCTTACATGGGGAAAGTGAGGATGAAAATGAAAAATAATAATTACACTTCATTTTTCAAAACGAAGCCAAAGAAAGTAGAGAGATACATCCGTTGCAGAAAATGTGGCGGAAACATGGAATGGAGTAGAGACTTTCCACCACAAATCAAATGTCCGAAGTGCGGATATACTGTATATCCAAAACCTTATGAGCCAGATTGTATCAAACTGCCAGAAACATTTGAAGAATATTATGAATTATACGAGAAAGCGAGGACACAAAATGCTAATCAGAAGTCAGGATAAAAGAATGATTGTAAATTTCGACAATATTTGCACAGTATCAGCGTTTCCTGAAAAGGATAGTGAGGATATCTATGTCGAAGATGGCACAGGCTCACTCATGGTCGGAAGATATTCCGCAAAAGAAAAAGCCATGAAGGTACTGGATATGATTCAGGAAGCCTATGTAAATGGACATATTGATTATCAGATACCAGCAGATAGCGAGGTGGTTGTATGAAAAGATCTGAAACAACAAAATTTCTTAGCCAATTGCTGGAAAAAAGCTGTTTTTCTGGACCAGGTAAATACTGGGCTAGAGAAGTAAGCTTTGATTATGACTACGCAGCAGGAAAGCCAAGAAGAGTAGATTACATGCAGTTTATTCCAGAAAATCAGTGCTCTATCTCAGCAATCGAAAAAGGAATATTTACATGCTATGAAATCAAAAGCTGTAAAGAGGATATTTACAGCGGAAATGGATTAAATTTTATTGGAGAAAAAAATTACCTTGTAACAACAATGGAGTGCTACAAAGAGATTTTACCTGATTTAAAAAATGGAAAATTTGCCCAACATATACGTGAGAATTTTCCGGAATGTTACGCGGAAATAGGTAACATGGGAGTAATGGTTGCAGTTCCGTATCAGAGAGAGGTTGACGAAGAATTCGAAAACCCAACACCACTAGATGGAGATGTGGAAAAATGGAAATTTTCGGTTGCTATAAAGTGTGAACACAATGGATCAAGAAAAAGATCCATGACAGAACTGCTGTTTTGCATGGTAAGAAGCGGACATTGAGAAAGGATGAGATAATATGAGCCATATCGAAGACAGATTAATTCAACTGAAGAATGAGGTGGAAAACGCAGGGAACGGAGCTTATTTCTCGAAAAATAATATCTCAAAAATTGTAGAATTACTTCTTGCTGACCTAGAACATGACGAGAAAGAAAATGGCTGGATTCCGGTCAGCGAGAGATTGCCGGAAGAACACGATTCCATATTTGCAAAGTTTAAAGGAACGGATAACTGGAAAAGAGGAATGTTCGAAAAAATATCTAAATATGTGATTGCTACAGTTGTATTCGATGATGGGACAGTGTTAGTAGAGCAGGCACATACTACTGATGGAATTTGGAGAACGGATAAAAAAGTTTTAGGCGGAACAGTAGTTGCATGGATGGACTATCCAAAACCATATAGGGAGGACAGAGTATGATTACATTCTTATTAGGATTTACCCTTGGAACCATATTCGGGGTGGTTGGTCTTGTATGCGTAGCAATCATGTACGATAAACACCACCCAGACGAATAGAAAGGAGAACGGTATGCTGACAAGGAATAAAAAGCTGAAAGACTACGGTATTCCGGCAGAGGACATAGAAAAACTGAATACGATGCTGAAAGACTTCCCGGCAGAGTACGGATACCTGCTTTCCAGTGCTGCCTTGTCAGCTTGCCCGAAAAACACGGTGATAGCGGATATGGTTATTGAAAACATCCTACACCGGAAAAGCTACAGGAAAATCAGCAAAGAAAGATATATCCCGATGAACCCGAAAGACTTCTACGGATACAGGCGCAAGACCGTCGCTGTACTGTATGAGAGAATGCGGTTGTTTGGAGTGTGGGAGGAAAAATAAATGAAAGAATATAAATGTCCAAAGCAGAAACACGTAGACGATGCTAATAGCAAACAAGACGATATTGCAAGCATCATTTATAGCACTCTCGATCATATGTATTGCGATAATTGCAGATTCAATAGCGAAATTAAAGAAAGTGATAATGGTGAATGGAACTGTGATGAATGCCACAGAAAATATAATGGATGGGGAATTTCCATGCAGGAAAGTAATAAAATTGCAAAAGAAATTTTAAAACAGTTAGGAGAATAGAATATGAGCCGATTGATTGATGCAGACAAAATAATTGACTCTCTTGGAAATTCGGATATGGATTTTGCAATAGGTGCAGTTATTGATGAACAGCCAACAGCTTTTGATGTAGATAAGGTTGTGGAGCAGTTAAAACAATTAAAAATGAAATACTTCTTAACAATTGCAAATACGGGAGATGCCGATAAAGATTGTGCTTACGAAAATATTGCAAATACAATTGATAAAGCAATTGAAATCGTGAAAGGTGGAGGAATTAAATGGGCAGATTAATAGATGCAGATAAATTAAAACATGTGATACATTGTGCATATTCTGACGATTTAGAGATTCTTGAAAAGATTGACAATCAGCCGACAGCTTTTGATGCGGAAAAAGTTACGGAATCGCTTATGGACAGATTTCGTGTTGTTTCCAATGATGAGGACTTGGAATGGAATAGAGCTATAGACTATGCTGTTAAAATCGTGGAAGGCGGTGGAGCTGAATGAGCAATGTATCAGTTGGGACATTAGGGAAGCTAAAAGATAGCATGGTCGGAAGAAGATATAAACACTTCAAAGGAAGAATCTATATTGTCACCGATATCGCAGTACATACAGAATCTGATGAAATCATGGTGATCTACAAGTGCTTTGCATACCCATTTGTAACATGGTGCAGACCGTTGACTATGTTTACGAGTGATGTGGACAGAAAGAAATATCCAAATGTAAAGCAGAAAAGAAGATTTGAACCACTTTCTAAGATACAGGAGGAATCAGATGAGTAAAGGAAAAGACATTTCCACTATGTTCACAAGAGAAGAAAACAAAAAGAATGGAAGACTTGGATATTATAATGCTACCAGAGAGAAGAAAGATGTTATCAGTCCGGCACAGTATGGAGCATTCTTGCAGAAAAGAGGTAGGAGAAAATGAGCAAATCAGTATTAGTGATTGATACACCAGAAAACTGTGGAAAATGTAAATTTATAAGTACTTTCTGGTGCAGAGCAACGGGTGACAGGAGAGTTCCAAACAATGATGTAATTCCTGTTTGGTGTCCGCTGGATCCACTGCCGGAGAAAGATATGGAAAGCTATTTTCCAGACGAATTTGGAGATGGATATGCTACTGGCTGGAACGCTTGTATTGATGCAATTACGGGAGAGGTGAAGTAGATGGAGAGATTAACAAAATGGGAAGATGGTAGTATCACATATAACGAAAAACGAGAGCTTGAGTGTGGTGAATATTGCGATAGCTGCTCACAGGGCGCAGGAAATTGCAAAACAGTAGAGAATATGATTAAAAAGCTTGCCACTTATGAAGACTTAGAAGAACAGGGCTTGCTTGTGAGATTGCCAGATGATTTAAACAGAATATTGTATCAAGTAAATTATAGATGGAAATGCACAGAATACGGTGAGGAAAATAATAAATGTGAAATCTATGATTGCAAATGTGAATGTGATATCAGGAAAGAATATTATATAGCCGAAGTTGATTTGCAATATATTTCGATTAAAAGCTATTATAATTGTCTTGGCGAATTTTTATTCCTCACCCGTGAAGCAGCTGAGAAGAAGTTGGAGGAGATGAAGAAAAAATGAATTCCATAATTGTTTATTGGGATGATATTGTTGATAAGTTTGATACTTATCAAATAATAGATAAATTTGTTTATGATTCGTTTACGATGCTTCTTAGTCCTAATGAATATGCTCAAACAGGGTTGATTTTTGAAATAGCAACTAATAACGGGAATCCTAATGAATGCTCTTGCAAAGCCATCTTCGTAGACTTAGAAAAAGAAAAAGAGGTATACATAGGAGAATTTAATTGGAGTGTGCATGGTGAATATACTACTGTAGAGATATACGAAAAAGATAGAGAATACGAGGAAGCTTATGCAAACTGGGCAGGTAATATATATGCAATAATGTCTTATATAATGACAACTGAAAGAAAAAGAGTGGAAAAGCAAAGACCCATACAAAAGGTAAGCTCGAAAAAGAAATATAAAAATAAAAGTGAAAATAAGAGCATCTATCTTCTTTCGGAAATTGTGGATTATGTAAATGATAATGGTTTGCTGATAAAACCAAGTGGAAATCACAAAATAACTTGTCCTTGTTGGAGCGTAAGAGGACATTACAGAACGTACAAGAGCGGTAAGAAAGTATTTGTAAAGTCTTTCGAGAAAGGGAAAGAACGTGGAAAAGTAGCACCAAAACAGCATGTTTATACGATTTGAGAGGAGTGGCAACTATGCCAGATAAACTCACACCAGAAATAACCCCGCAACTCGCCATATCAGCATTCGCAGTACTACATCAATATTGCAGCTCAATCAGTCCACATGACTGCATCAGATGCACGTTTTACGAACATTGCCCGGAATGTTTCATGGGGTGTCCAGGAGATCAGGGCGAGACGATCAGAAAATTGCGTAACAATGAATAAAATTAGAGAGTCGGTATTTACCGGCTCTTTTTTAGCACAAAATTCCTCAAACATGTACCACAACTTTTCCGCCAACCTATGATAGAATATACTCAGAAGTGTTACTATGGGATTTTATAGCTTAATTCAGAAAGGATATGATTGGATGTTGATAGGATGGCAAATGATCAGAATTTAAATAATAGAGCGGCGACACAGTTTCGAAGCGGTGAGGAAGCGGTGAGAAATGGGAAAAAAGGCGGTATCGCATCTGGATATTCTAGGAGACAAAAAAAAGCCCTTTCTGATTATGTGAAAATTATAGCTGAAAGCCCTGCATCAAGTACTGCAAAAAAGAAACTTGCAAAAATGGGGATTGCTGACGAAGACGCAAATAACATGGCAGTCGTAGCAACTTCTCTGTATAAAAAAGCGGCAGATGGAAATATACAGGCTATCGAAAAATGGGAGCAGCTAACAGCAGCTTCAAAAGACGATGATGAAAAATATGAACTTCCTGCCAGAGTACTTGGCAAGGCGTTCGTGGATATTAACCGACAGATTAAGCCTAATATTGAATATGTATTTGAGGGCGGTCGTGGTGGCCTAAAATCGTCGTTTGTAGCCTTTAAGATTGTTGAGCTTATCAAGAATAATCCCCAGATGCACGCCTGCATTACAAGACAAGTAGCCGGTACTCTGAAAGATTCTGTATATGCTAACATGAAATGGGCTATCAATGAACTGGGATTGATGGAAGAATTTGAATGCAAGGTGTCGCCACTTGAGATCAAGTATATTAAGACAGGGCAGACAATATACTTCCGTGGTCTGGACGATGAAACCAAACTGAAATCTATTAAGCCGGAATTTGGATATATCGGAATCCTTTGGAAAGAAGAAAAAGACCAGATGAAGGGAGATGCTCAGGAACGTTCTGTTAATCAGTCAGTACTTCGTGGCGGCGATGAATCCTATGATTTTTCATCGTATAACCCACCAAAATCAAAATCAAACTGGGTAAACAGGATCAAGCTCACACCTAACCCGAAAAGAGTTATTCATCATTCGAGTTATTTGGAAGCCCCGGCGGAGTGGCTCGGACAGAAGTTTATTGACGATGCAGCACATCTGAAAGAAATCAATCCAGAAGCCTATGAACATGAATACCTGGGTGTTCCGAATGGCGATGGTGGAAACGTATTTGAATACCTAGAAATCAGAGATATTACAGATGAAGAAATTAGCCGCATGGATCGCATTTTTGCTGGTGTAGATTTTGGATGGTATCCTGACCAGTTCTGCTATCTCCGAACTTATTACGATTCTGCTAGAGAGAAAATATATCTGATTGACGAATTGTATGTAAATAAATGGAGCAACTCCAAGACCGCTGATTGGATCAAGAAAAAAGGCTATGACGATTATACGATGATATGTGATTCTGCGGAGCCTAAGTCCGTGAATGATTTCCGGGACGCCGGACTTCCTGCCAGAGGAGCAATCAAAGGGCCGGGAAGTATCGAGTATGGTTTTAAGTTCTTACAGACTAAGACACTTGTCATTGACCCGAAGCGGACACCGAACGCATACAAAGAAATTACAGAATATGAGTATGATCGGGACAAAGAGGGAAATGTAATAAGCGGTTATCCTGATGGAAACGATCATGCAATTTCGGCACTCAGGTATGCTTATGAGCCGTTATTTAACAGGAGGGGGTACAGTGCATAAAATGTTAGATAGGTACTTTTCAGATAAAATAAATAAATTCTTAAGCATCGGTTTAAAAATATATGGATCATCTGACATTAACGAAATCTTAAAAGTTGTAGAATATGAAGACATTATTGTGCGAGATACTTCTGTAAGATGGATGGATTTTAAAAGGTAGATTAAATGGGACTTATAACAACACTAAAAAGGTGGTTTAACATGATTTTCAAAAAACAAGCCGAAGAGGACTTTAATATCCAGGCGTCAGAATTCCCGGAGATGGAATCACTGATTAACCGGTGTGCGAACATCTATAGGGGTGCGCCGGAATGGCTGGATGATGAGGATAATATCAAGACGATCAATTTCGCGAAAACTGTCTGCTCAGAGACAGCACGGCTCACAACGCTGGCAATCGGCATCCAGATCGGCGGTTCCGCAAGGGCTACATGGCTTCAGAAACAGATTAACAAGGTATATTTTCAGATACGTCACTGGGTAGAGTACGGTTGCGCCTATGGAACGGTTTTCATCAAGCCGAACGGTGAGAGCCTTGATGTATTTACTCCGGCAGATGTGATGATTGTGGATTATGACAATCAGGAAATAAAAGGGATTATATTCAAGGATTCTTATACTGTTGGACGAAAATACTATACACGGCTTGAATATCATCGTTTTGTTGAAACCACCGTGGACGGCGTGACAACTTACCCATATTATGTTTCTAATAGAGCCTATGTATCAAAATCCCCTCAGTCAATTGGCAATAAGATTGACCTTAAACAGACCAAATGGGCTGATCTCATGGCAGATACGCCACCGATTCTCAAGGCAAACGGAGAAAAGCTGGACGGACCGCTTTTCGGAGTTCTACGGACGCCACAGGCGAACAATGTGGATATTAGCACACCACTGGGCTTGCCGGTTTTTGCTGAAGGCATTGAGGAGCTGGGAGACATTGATGTTGCGTATAGTCGGAACGCGGGGGAAATTAAAGACTCTCAGAAGATTGCTCTGTTAGATGATAGACTACTGATGCCAAGCGGTACACCTGTTTCAGCCATGTCACCACGAGGTATGGAGAACAGGCGAAACGAGATGAAATTGCCGCATTATGTCAAGAACGTGTTCGGACAGGACGAAAAAGAGTTTTATCAGGAAATCAATCCACAGCTCAACACGGATGCACGGTTGGCCGGAATCAATGCGCTACTGTCACAGCTTAGCTACAAATGTGGATTTAGCAGTGGTTATTTTGTGTTTAACGAGAAAACTGGAATGGTGACGGCTACGCAGGT